CGATAAAGGAGCAGACGATGCAACAGTAACTGCTGTTACGAAAAGAGTTAACGGCGGAACCATTGGTTTGCCAGACAGAATCAAACATTTCAAAGAGTACTATCAAGCTCTTGCATAAAAAAAAAAATAAATTAAGATTACGTTATGAGTTACACAAGAGAACAAATTGAAGCAGCTGTAAAGGCAAAGGGATATGCTTGGTTCGAAGGAGCAAAGGATTTCGATGTTAACATCGTTGGAGTTAGAAACTCTGCGACTGGAAACAAAGTTACCAACGTGTTTGATGATCACATCACTGTATCATACAAAGAAGGCGGCAACTGGAAGTTCCACATCTGGCCAGCGACTACTGATCCAGGTAAAAAGGGAGTTATGGAATACCATAACGCAGCTGGTGTAGCTAGACTAGTTGAAGGTCAATACAGAGGTTCACACACGTTGGGTTTACACCAAGGTAAGTATGAAGCCCTAAAGCAACAAAAGCCCGTTAAAGTTTATCGTGATGCGAATCGTGATATGAATTATGACGAAGGTAAAATTGCAGAAGGTATCTTTGGTATCAATATTCACAAGGCTGGAGCCGATTCGACTTATGTAGAGAATTGGTCAGAAGGCTGTCAAGTATTCAAGAAGGCTGCGGACTTTGAATCATTTATGGCGATCTGTCGCAAAGCAGCAGCGGTTCATGGTAAATCGTTTACTTATACCCTAATTGAATCAGCTGATATTGCTTAATTATACTTGCACTTCTGCCTAAATTAAGAGGGACTCAATTGAGTCCCTTTTTTATTAATTCAATTCAAGTAATCTATCGAGAGCTTCCTCTAGTGAAGTTGAGCTGGTGATTGCTTCAATCGTCGCAGCAATGGCTGATGCACAACTGACTGTTTCGATCTTGTTGTTGACGACTTCCTGTTCGATGGAATCACTGATGATTAGCTTGTCCAAATAGTCTGACATCATAATTCGTGGATGACCTTCTCCAGATAATACTCCATGCGTAATACACGCTGAGACCTGTGTTGCTCCACCCTCTTTTAATAATTGTGCAGCTTTGATCAAAGTTCCACCAGTGTCAATCATATCGTCGATTATAATGACGTGCCGGCCAGTAACATCTCCAATCAAATCCATTCTCTCGATTGAATTCGGCTTATCTCTTAATTTGGATAGCATTGCGAAAGTTGCATCAGGAAATTGTTTTAAAAATTGCTGATAGAATTTGTTCGCTCTCTTAACTCCGCCTGCATCTGGCGAGCATATTGTGTATTGGTCGGCTGGTAAATTGCGCAGAAAAGAACTAAAGACGATATGGCCAGAAATCAAATTTAACGGGCCATTAAAGAATCCTTGTATTTGATCTGCGTGCAGATCCAAACAGATTAGACGATCGGCTCCAGCTGTTTGAATAAGATCAGCCATTAACCTTGCACCAATAGCGCCACGCGGTCCTTCCTTGCGATCCTGGCGGGAATATCCGTAGTATGGTAATATTGCTATCACTTCCCGAGCTGAAGCTCTCTTGGCCGCATCTAATGCTAACAGGAGTTTAACGATTTCAGTAGGACTTGACGTCGTACAGATTAGAAATACTCTCTTTTCTCTAATTGACTCTCCAAACTGTGGACTCATTTCTCCATCGGAGAACTGATCAATCTTTAACTTTCCAAGATTCTTGGATAAAGAATCTGCAATTCTTTGAGATAACTCAAAGTTGTTAACCGAGAAAATTTTATAGTCTATCATGAATTTAGTTGTTCAATTTTGGCGAGGCTATTAGCTGGCACAAACGCTGCAATGCTAGATTTATTACCAATTTTCAACATGACTTCGATAACTACAACATTATGTTTATCGAGGGTTGGCTGAGCAACAACTTTTGCCCAACAGCTTGGATGGTTTGCATTGAGCAAACCCTTAGAAGAATTGTACCAGTAAGTTTCGCCAATCTCGAGTTTCTCAGAATATTCTTTTAGCTTTAGCTTTAGAATAGCTGATTTGTATCTAGCACGATTGATTAAAATTATTGTAACGATGCTACTTGCGACAAGGCTCATTAGAGCGAAGGATTGGAAAATGGTCATTATTATCTTGAATTTTTTAAGTTCTTTTTAAGCTCAACAAGATCTGTTTTGTACATATCAATTGGCTCAGTCTTTTTTACTATGGCAAGTTCATCGGATTTGGCCGAGACCTCGTTAAGCAATTGTTCATATAACTCTTTAGTTAACGAACTAATCGCCATCGACAGTAGATAGTTGTATGAATCGTTTACTTGATCAAATTTAAGTTTCTCTAGGTCTGCGACAAGTTCGGCTTTTGGTCTATTACTTACTTTAAGTTTGCCTTCGATTATTAACTTAATAAACTTTGCACGATTTGACAGGAATACAAGTTCACGGTTTAATTTGTCTATCAGATAGGCTTTACGTTTATCGTAGTAGCTCAATCTAAAGCCTACAAAGTACTCAACTAGAGCCGAGACTGAGTCGAATATTTTAAGCTTGCCATTCTCATCAAGACATGTCAAATTCTCTGTTTCGTTCTCCTGCATTTTTAGCAAAGTTTCAAGACGACCCTTTTTGATTAAATCAGCTAGCGTGTTTCTTGAGAACTTAAGAGTATAGTTTATTCCACCTGAGCAGTTATCGTCATATGAATAGATCGTACCCTTTTCAAGTAGAGAATTGAGATGGGCTTCGTATTTTTGATAAGTAACGGATGGCGGCAATTCGGAGATCTCAACCGTTGTTGTGTTTGCAACTCGATAAGAGCCGCTCATGACATATTGGTTTGGGTTGGCAGTTGGTTTAACTTCTCCTGAAAAATCTTTCCACCATGGCACCAATACTGGTACCTTTTTGCCGGCTAACACATTTAAGCAAGCATCAATTAGGTCGATTGGATTGCGGTTTAAGATGTTTGTTGCGAAACCTACTGCAATACCTGATGAACCATTCAGAAGAACTGCTGGAATAATTGGCAAAAAGAATGCTGGTTCGATTTGAGAACCTTCTTCATAACGAGATTCCAGTAATTCAAAATCTTTATAGAGAAGTCTAAAATTCTTGGTTGTTTTAGTTGAAATGTAGCGAGCGGCACCTGCTTCTGGCGATCTAAGAGATCCGAACTGGCCAATCTCTTCAAGCAGAGGCAGAGAATTCTTAAATGATTGGGCCATACCGATGATGGCAGAATTTAGTGAGCCGTCACCATGATGGTAGTGTGCATCAGCCGCAACCTTACCGCCAAGTTGAAATATCTTTAGCGGTTTTTCTGTGCCGTTTTTCCAAACCTTATCTGCGATATAGATTATCTTACGTTGAGTTGGCTTAAACCCATCAATTACTGATGGGATTGCTCGATTCTCAAGCGTATACATGCCATACAGAGCATAATCATGATCTAAATATTGCGTTATTGACTTTATTGTTGCTTGAATTTTCTTCATATGAACCATGCTCTTTATATTGATAACTTAAGGAGTTTCTCTTTTCTAGTTGATGAGTCGTTACCAAACCAATTATTTAGGCTTTCTTTATAGGCTCCGTCATTATTGATTTTGACTAGTACTGGATTATGAATGATCTCTTTGTATTCGTCGTCTTCTAATGCAGCGAGTCCTTTCTTGTATTCGACGTTCCAGCCCTTTGCTCCAGTTTTAGATTCCCATTTCTGGTAATCTTCGTTTGAATAGAATGGAATAACTTCCTTGCCTTTCTTTGCAACAACAAGTGGAGTCATAACCTTAAAAACTCTGTCGTGTGCAAAGAGTTCAGGCCAATATCTAGCAAAGAAATTAATTAGCATTCCAGCAATTGAATCACCGTCCGGATCGGCATCAGTGTAGATAAGGATCTTGCCGTATCTTGGGTGTCTAGCGTCTTCGCCTAACTTAATGCCTAATGATGCCATTAGTTGCACGACTTCTTCGTTCTTAATAACTTCTGCGTGTTTTAACTCTGCGACATTTAGGAATTTACCTCTAAGCGGAAATGCACCAAAGGTTTGTGGATCTCTAAACTTGCGAACAGCCGATAGAGCTGACATTCCTTCAAAGATACCTAATGCGCATTTTTCTCTATCTCGACCCTTTGCATCAATTAACTTTAGAACTTTTGCAGTTGATAGAGACTTGTTAAGTTTTCTTAGTTCAGCTTTTTCTTCGGCCTGTTTTTTCTGCTCAATCCAATCCAGTAAAGACTGTACAACTTCTGATGTAAAGATTGCCTTTGCAAACTTTTCAGAAACTTTATGTGCAGTTTGAAAATCCTTGGGCTCAGTGATCAACTTCTCTTTGGTTTGCGAAGAGAAACTTGGATTGATAATTGTACAGTTAAGAAATAGAAACATGTGGTTTCTAATCTCAGCTGGTTTTGTATCAACTTTATATTTCTTTTTGATTAAGCCTCGCAACTGCTCAATCGTTTGATAGATGATATAGTTCTCGTGAGTACCTCCGTCTTTAGTTAAGATTGAATTAACAAACGATTGAGATTGATAACCGTCTTTTGAAACGCCGATTGCAAAGTCCCAATGCTCAGATCTTTCCCAAATAGAATCCTTTACAAATAGATCAACGTATTCCTTAAAGGTTTTAAACTTAAATTTATCTTTTCCAAATTCAACTTTAAGGCCAGGATTAGCAGCTGCAATTTCGATAACTCGCTTACGCATCATCTTGATATGAGCATCATCAATCGACGCCATACCGAATTGGCTTAGGTCTGGAGTATAAGTTATTTCAGTAAAACCTTGAGTACTCTTTGAAATCTTCGCAGCAGTCCGGTTTGCCATATGCTGAGAAAATGCCTGGTAAAATCTGTTTTTACCGTCTGCTGTGTCGACGATAAACTTATCTGAAAAGATGTTGACGAGACTCGCTCCAACTCCATTCGTACCGGCGACTGTTCGACCTTCAGTGTCGTCGAAGTTTGACCCAGCTCTGAGATTTGAGAAGATAAGTTCCGGAATCCAGACCTTGTGTTCTGGGTGTTGAACAACTGGGATTCCGCCATTGTCCCATACTGATATCGTGGTCGCATCTGCTGTTACTTTAATTGTATTGATCTTGCCGGACCGCTTATGTTCATCAACTGAATTCGAAATGATTTCGTCAAATAGCTTTAGAAAACCAGGATTATACGTCAGCTCCTCCTTTTCAAAGAAACCCCCGTCTCCGAGAATCCATTCATTTGATGTGTGTGGCTTCGTTGAGCCAATATACATGCCAGGTCTTTTGAGAACGTGTTCGATCTCATCCAGCAATTGGTACTTCTTTCCTATATCTTTTACTGCCATAATTATTCGTTCGATGGAAATACTTCTATCGTTACATTTTTCTTTACTAGATCTGACCAGATTCCATTATATCTAGTTGCTCTAACAATATGGTTGTCAATCCAGTGATAATTACCACCTCTTGGTTTACCCATTAATAAGCCATGGTACTTAAAGCCATGTGAATTTAGCCAAACTTCCGTTACTCTTCTGTGTTCTTCAGTTCTAGAAGTAAAGAAAGTAATGACATGTCCCTGCTCAAACCACTCGTTTATTACGATGACTGCGTCTGGATACGGCGCAACAGTTAACATTCTTTCAGGTTCTTCGTTCGGCACGTCCTCGGTAATAGTACCGTCAATATCAATCAGATAGTTCTTAACTCCATCTGGTAAAACTGGACTAAGTAAGTTGTTTGATTCGTCTATTTTATTAATCAGTTCCATTAGTTAAAAATCTTATACACAAGCTTAATTAAAAAGATTAGGACCCCGGCCTTAATCACAATAGACCAGCTTAGTTTTCTTAGCATATAGTTAATATACTAAAAACTGATTTTATCGACTCGGGTTTTGTGCCGACCTCCTTCGAATTCGGCTGACAAATATGCATCGACTATTGCCGGCACATCATAAGCTTGCACGAATCTGGCAGGAATACAGAGAATGTTTGCATCATTGTGTTGCTTAGCCAGAGCAGCTAGCTCCGGTTCCCAAGCAATTGCCGCTCTAACCTTTGGGTGCTTGTTTGCGGTCATTGCGACTCCGTTTGCAGATCCACAGATTAGAATACCTGTCGTACCGAAGTTTGAAACGTTCATTGCAACTTGGTGTGCATAATCTGGATAGTCAACAGAGTCAGCTGATTCTGGTCCAAGGTCCCACATATTATGGCCCTGTTCTGTTAAGTACTTGATGAGTTGTTGTTTAAGCTCAAAGCCTGCATGGTCTGAGCCGATTGCGATTCTAAGTTTAGTCATCTTCAAAATGTTCTATAGAGATTGATAAAAGGGCTGTTTCCGGAGTTCGCTTCTTTGGAATCATTGCAGCAATTGTACTATATGCAGTCCATGTGCCATTTACGGTAAAGTGCATTGAGTCTTCTTCTTGATGCTCGCTCCATTTCTTAACGGTGCCTAAGTCTACTAAATTGTCAAGCATGTACCTAACCCGTTCGGTGGAATAGGCATTATCTGTTCGGACATAAAATTCAATAAACTGAATCATCGTTAGCATTATTTACTTACGATCGATTCAAAGTTTTTGAAAGTTAATCTAAATTTAGATCTGGGATTGCTGGTAAACGATACTGCATTACTTTCAGCAGTTGAGAAACGTTATTGATCTTGACTGTATCATGCCAAAACGGAGTCTTGGTCTTTGCATTTAGCACGACGCTCATATTAGATAGACCGATTGCTCTTTGAATATCTCGAGGACTTGCTGCAATCGATTTGGCTCTAAGTTCTCCATCGATTCTTTTAATGATCATTGGATTTCTGAGACCAACCATATTTACTTGCCAACCTCCAGGTCGACTAACTTCTCTAGCCCATTCAATATCAAATAGATAGAGGCGACGCCCGCCCTCTTGTTCTTTGCCTAAAACAAAGACTAGGCCGCCTGGATAAATGCGGTCTTCGTTAACTGGCTTTTCGCCAGCTCCTTCTGTCGAAGTAGAGGCTTCATCCGACTCACTCTTTGTATCAGAATAAATTGCAGAATATGATTTCGAACCAGCATCGATTAGTCTCTCGATCCAGCCTTGATTACGTAATTGTTTGAAAACTAGATTTTCAACTGAAAATTCGCCAGTTTCAGCGAGACCGTCTTTACGAGCTTTCATGATCTTGGTCTTAAGCGCACCAACTCTTTCGAGCAACTCACGAGCTTCAAATTCGCTAGATCCGTCAGCTAAACTCTTTTCAAGTTCTTCGATTTCAGTTATGTAAGCTTCAACTTTACGCTTAACGTCAAGCTCATCAATAACTGGTTCGTTCCAAACAGGTTTCTTAATCCACTCGTTTTTCATTAACGAGAATAAACCTGATGACACGTGGGGCTCATTCTGGTCTTGGGCATATAATTCAACATCATGGTCTTTGATGATGACTGGGTGTCTCATATTCCATATAAAACGTTGACCGTCTAGTGCCTTTTTAACTAGCTCAAGGTCTTCACCAATTGCTTTAAAATCTAGGATAACATGCACATCTAGATCTGAATATTCAGTCCACGTATAATTTGCAATTGATCCAGTAAGCTGGACGTCAACGACCGGCACAGTTAATTGCAGACCCTCATAGAAGTCCTGTGCAATTGCCAGCAATTTGGTTCTGACCATCTGGTCAAACTCCTCATTGCTCCAAAATTTCGGATTTAAGTCTTCTTTGTAATATGTGGAAGATTCGGCAATCCATGCCGATCTAGACTGTACATAACTCTTCATAGAGTTATTTATCAATCAAAGTTTACATCAAAGGGCTCGCCGTTAACATAAACTTCTTGAATATCTTTTCCCATTCTGTGGATATGCAGAACATATCGATATGGATCTTTAATTTTGTCGTACACTAATCGGGTTCCATCCCCCAATACAACAGTTACTTCATCTCCGCCTGGTTCAAGGCTTAATTTGTTTTTACGATACTCGTCGGCGACTTGAATTCTTTTGCTCATAGCTATTATTATACATTATTCGTTTATTAAGATTTCACAATCGTCTAACTTACTGACTCCCAATCCCATAATCTTGATTGGCGTTTCAAACTGGGACTTGACCCAATTGATTGCTGCGTCTGGCGTTTTGGCACCGACTATTCTAACAAAATCTTGTCGAGTATTCCAGGCAGGCTTCCTAAATTCAGGATCTTCGTAATGTAGGTAATAGACTGTATAACCTTGCATGAGGTTAATATACCAAAGAAATTAGCTTTCGTAAATTGTGCCGTCAATCTTGCCCCAGTCTCTGAGCAATTCGCCAGCTTTAGAATTGGCCTCGTTTTCGTGGTCTGAACCAGTCTCACCATTCAGTTTTTCGCCACGTTCAAGCTGGTGTGCATGAACTAATTCATGGGCGAGAGAACGCAACCAGTCGGCCTTCGTTCTTTTACCGCGTAAAACAAAGATTCGATAACTACCTGGTTGAAAGTATGCCATTGATCTCTTTTCTGTCGCAAATGAATGATCGTCTCCAAATTCTATGGTTGGGCACTCTTTAATTCCAAGTTGCTCGCATGCCCATTTGATAAAAGGTTCTTCACCTTCAATTGAAATAGTATTAAATGATTCAAATAGCTTAATGTATTTAGTAGTTGTCATCGTCGTCTTCGTCATTTTCGTTTTCATCCTCGTCATCCTCGTCTTCTTCGTATTCAGGAAACCTTTCGTCTAGCATGGCTTGAATAGTTGACTCCGGTATAGCACTCTCATCCATCCACTCAGTCGCCCAATCGCCAATGTCATCGGCGAGCCTTTGAATTTCTTGAGGCCCATTGTCGTTGAAGTTTAGGTAAGATGCGCTATAGAATTCGGTATTTGAAGTTTCATCATAGCTAAAGGGAACATCCTTTGAATCATACGAAACACTAGTTGTTACATTAAAACCAGTAATATACTCGCCCTCAATCTCAATAAAATCTGCAAGATTTTGAATTAGACCTAGTTCAACCATTCTTTTTAACTCGTCTTGAGTATTACCCTCAATCTCTAGAAAAATTGGTCTGATCTGCATATCTTGATCTATCCACATTCGAATGCTACCGCCATACGCTCTTAAATCCATCCAATCGCCGGTGGGTGCACTATAATTAAATTGAATTGTGCCAGTTTGATATGCTCCAACACTAGTACTATTCATAGCTTTATCAATTGCATCAGCTAATCGCATAACGATATCGAGCTGGTGCTCAGTTAATTTCGTCTCTTCTTTGGGATCTCTCTCAAAAGACTCATTAATAAATTGTTCAAAAAGCTTGATGTGCTTCATATAATTATTTATTTGTTAAGCAGTGTTTACTATTTTTGATAAAGTTTGTGCTCTATTGCCGACTTGGCTTGCCCAGCTAGACCTTAACATTTCAGCTGAAGCTTTATCATAATCGTATGTTGAAATGTATCGGAGAAAGTTTTTAAACTCGCTTAGTCCCTGTTTGCCTAAGTTGAATGCCATTTCTGTTAAAACTCCTTTGACTGAATCCGGTAAAGAGTTCCAGTTTGGCACAAGACTTTGTGCTTGCTCATATGCAGCCTTTAAGTCCTGCATCAATAGCGTAGAAATTTGTGAATCAGATAGAGCGGCTTTGCCAGCTTTAACTTGCTGGTAATTTGCGCCGACTGAACTAATTCTCTGAAGAGAATCTTGTCTAGATAGATTAAAACCGACTCCGATCGTTGGGACGCCTTGGCTATCTAAGTAAACTTTAGATTTAACTCCTTCATGTTGCTTAACTCTTGGTAAGATATCAGCAATAATCTTTTCAGGTGGAGTAACCGGCATCGCCGTTAGGGCAAGGACTGACTTAGCGCCAATTCTATCAAGGTGAATGTTAATAGTCTCAGCATAATCATCATCTAAATAACCAAGTTCGCCCTTAAGTACTGCGTCAATTGTTTTATATGCATAACTGTCGCTATTAGACATTAATGCATTGATTTGAACAACTGTCTGTTTATCTGGAATTGATTGAATTGCTGATACTAATTCAATTTCATCTGTTCCTGGACCAGCGGCTGCTTTATTGATTCGGTCAGCAATTTGACTGATTGACCATGATTCAAATAATAAAATACTCCTATTCTGCATAGGATTATTTATCAGCCCCAGCCTCGTCCAGATCTTTCCATTGCTTTAAGTCGATGTTCTTCAAGCCAGATTAAAAACTGCCAAGTTTTGTTTAACTTTTCTTTGATTTTATTAAACATGTTGTACAAATTATTGACGTGCCGCTAAATACCGGTATTGGTTGAGAACAGATTTTACAAGAATTAATCGTATACATACATGAGTATTTATAACTTCGATGGCGGTGGTGAAGTAAATACATGAGAATCCTTGACACTCTTTGAAATAGGAATCGGATTACCATCCTCGTCTATTCTAACGAATACAATCTTTGTGTGTAATACTGCTTCCTCATCATGCGTGTAAACGTTAAAGGCTCTAGCCTCAACGTGAAAAGTTGCTGAGGTGTTACCGATCTTAACTAGTTCTGCATAAATTTTAACAAGCGAGCCTTCCTTTGCAGGTTTCTTGAAAATACATTCGTCAATTCGAACGGTAACCATTCGACGATTGTGACAAACTTCCATTGCATACGCAGCAGCTGCTGCATCAAGCCAAGCTAGCAGTTTTCCGCCAAATAAGTTGCCGTGAAAACCTAGATCTGATTTTTTAACTGGGTGAGTTGCTAATAGTTCCATTTAATGTTCTATGATATTCTAAATATTGTACTAAAACTTTGTCAGTTGCATCAACTGATAAGTCATTTAATTGAAAAATCTTCCAAGAGTCTAGCGCGTATTTGCCCAGACCTGGCATCTTTTCGAGAATTTTTATTGGAATCAGTTTTGGTTCAGGCCACTCATCTAAAGCCACTAACCACGCTTCGCTAAATGCCTTTAACGATTTTGCTCGCCGATTATAAAAACCCAACGGCCGAATTGTCTCGATTACCGCAGCTAACTCAGCTTTTACTAACTTATCAGCAGTTGGCCACCTATCAAAAAAAAGTGGACGACATGCATCCACTTGTTTCCAGCTAGTCTGATTAAGCATTTGGCAAACGACTAACATTTGCCATGGATCTTCAACCAATTCCTCTTGTCGTGTTCTTACTGGCTGCATTATGGCATGTGCTTACTCAAATACTCGAGATGTTTTTTAGTTGACTCAACCTTTAAGAATCTAACTAATTTCTTTTTCGCAATCCAATATCTCCAAAATAATGGATTGAATGGATTAAGCCAAATGGACATTGGTACAGTCCATTGAATTCGACCGTCGATATAAGCTCCATTATAGTTTAGCGTGAACGCATACATCTTACGTAGCCCAGCCGGTGATTTATATTCAGGGCTCCTGAATTCTAACCATGAATACCCAGCAGCGCCACACGATTCCATTGTCCAATTATCGTAATCCGTTTCCATTGAAACAATCATGCTCTCTGCATAAGTTGAATCAACTAATTTTCTGTTTGTCATGTGTCGATGTTTAATAGAATAATACTATGGATGTCTATTCGGTTTAAGGGTACGCTTGATATGAATACACAGCACAGCTGCAATCCATAAAGTTAGTGCAATATACACAATGAGATGTTTCAATAAAACTATTTATCGTTATCGAGTTCAGAATTAGTGTCATCGCCTGGTGTCAGAATTCCCAATACTCTCAATCTCACTAGTTCTTCATTAGTTAATATCTGAGTTTCAATGCCTAATTCCAATAGTCTAATTTGGTCTTCGACCGATAATTTAATGTCCATATTATTCGCATTGTTCAATCAGCCTCTTGACTTCAGCCATCACACTCTCAGCGTTCGGCCATCGCTGTAAAGAATCTCCATAGTGTCGAGTGTCAAAGCCTATTACGTAATCGTCAGGCAACACTCGATTGCGGTCTATCTCCGGCCAATCTAGTTTTTCAGCAAAGGTTGCAAAGGTTAGGCCCCCATGCACTGAGACTGGAATATTGTCATACTCCATACCCCACCAACGATGGCCAGCTGGCAAACAAACATAGCCGTTGCCCCAACCACGTTCATTGAACATAGTTTTGACCAAGCCGCTTGATAAGCTTTCTAACTCTTCATGAAGCTGGCTTTGCTTGACAAATCCGTAAATTGGCGTCAAGCCAAGAGATCTTAGTCGACGAACTTCAGTTTCAGTTAACGTTGAATCCATGAGTCAATGTTTGTCAAACCCTTTACAGTTTTAACCCAGTCTATTGCGTCTTTAAATGTTGAGAAATAATATTTAGCAAATTGACCGTCAACGAATTGAAAGCGGACTTCTGCTTTACACATTACTTCATCACCGACGATATCATAACGGTCACTGTTATCCGTTAGGAAATCCCATGGATAAGTAAACTCCTTAGTATCAAATGACCAATAGTCATTGTCACCAACCATTCGATCCTGTTCTTCGCCGACTAGTCCAAAATACTTAGTGACAATTCGTTCAGGTCTAATGTAAAACCGACTGCTCACATGTTCCTTTGTGATCTCGCAAGACACAACATGGGCTGGATTAAAAACTTTAATTCTCATAGTAAATACAAAATTATTTGCCAAAAGCCAACACCGGCCAAGAAATAAACAAGGTTATTCAACCATTTAGGGTAGTTTTCCATAGGGT